CTGGAAGACTCTCAGAATCAAGGAAAAGGGCAAGGCTCCAATAGAAAAGAAGTTCCAGAAGTCAACCTTCGATGAAATTCTGGAAAACCCACAGTACAAGAAATATCTTGATGGCCTTATGGATACGGCTTATGTTATGAAGCCGATGCAAGAGGAACATGCCACTCTCAAGGGAGTTAATTCTGATTCTGTTGAAGAGGTTCAGGCTGCTGGGGCTTTGAATAAGTCTGCGGGCGACCTCGCAGCAGAGACACCCTGAAATATTTGAGGAATGCAAAAATGAAACACCATGACCCAAATGAGGCTATTCGACTTGATGAAAATGAGCCAGTAGCCAAAACCGACTATAAAACTCAGGATCCGGCTTGGATAAATCCAAAGATCCCAACCGTGGACAAGATTATTAGAATTAAGTTCAAGAAAATGTCTGAGACCGCCAAGATTCCCACGGCTATGAGAGACGGGGATATTGGTTTTGACTTATATTGCGACGAAGACTTTTCAATTAAGTCTGGACAAACCGTAAAAATTAAAACCAACATTCAACTTGCCGACATGCCAACCACAGATAGCGACAGGAATCGAATCTTTATGAAAATTGAAGGACGTTCAGGGCTGTCTGCATCTGGTATATTTCCAACTGGCGGAATAATTGATCCAACTTACAGAGGCGAAATTGGAGTTGTTCTAAACTGCTTGAACTTCAACTATCGCGACTATCCTCCGACACCCGGAACCTCGCGCATCTTTAAAAAAGGTGAGCGTGTAGCTCAGCTTGTTGTCTACAAGGTCGCAACTATGGGCGAAATTTCCATGGAAGAAACAAACAGCGTTACAGAAACCAACAGAGGTAAGGCAGGATTCGGAAGTTCCGGTTTATGATGCTGCTTCTTTCTTTAAAGAGGAATTAAAATGAAAGACCTGATTACAAGAATAGAATATGAAGTAACCTGGGAATACATCAAAAAAGATGATGCCTACAGTCATAGCAATCGTTACACTTCTGCAAGGCAGGTTGTTGACGAAATTGGCAAAGTCCTTATGGTGATTGACCACGCAAAAACTGACAAAAGTCTTTATGTCCGCCCCCAGGACCTAAGTGACTTCCATATAGTAAAAAGAATCATCTCAGAGGGAGAAATCACTCCAGAGGAAAAAGAATTTTTGAATGAGAATACATGATTAAAAGAAAAGAGATACACGTAGAAACAAAAATGTGGCTTGTGGCATTGTTTATATTTGTTGCAGCTATATGTGTTGGATATACGGCGATTTCTTTCCTAATACATCAAACCAACCCCGCAGAAGAATGTAACAACCACGATGACTCCTGTGAACTTAATATTCAAGCCAGACCATAAGACAGAGCGACCAATTGTTGTGGTCGATGGTATGAATCTTTTTATTCGTCTGTTCGTGGTAAACGAAAGCGTTACCACAAGTGGAGATCCTGTAGGTGGCGTGGTTGGTTTTATAAAATATCTGAATTATCTCACGTATAACTTCGTACCAAGGAAGTTGGTAGTGGTCTGGGAACAGGGCGGAGCCTCACCGAGACGTAAGAAAATCTTTGAGGGCTACAAGGCAAACAGAGCCAAGGACAAGGAATCCTTCAAAAACATAAAGGATGATACCTCTAAGAGATCCTGGCTTCTAGGCGACCAAGAAAATAAACTTAAGCAACTTCACTTGCTTACACAAGTTCTAAAGCAGATGCCGGTGTGTCAGATTTACATTCCAGAAACGGAGTGTGATGATATTGCCGCTTATTTGCTTCGGAACAAATTTTCTAAAGAAAATGCAAGAAAAATTCTTGTTTCTTCTGACAAAGATTTTTACCAATTGCTGGAAAATCCAAGCATTGAGATATATGATCCAGGGAAGAAAATTCTTGTATCTGCAGAAAAAATTCTGACGGAATATAATATTTCTCCAAGAAACTTTTGCCTGGCAAGAACTATGGTGGGTGACACCTCGGACAATATTCCAGGTGTTGAGGGTATTGGTCTCAAAACCGCAGCAAAAAGATTTCCTTTTTTGGCAGAGGTGGACAAGGACCATCAGCCAAAGGACATTATAGAATATTGCGAGACCAAGCTCAAAGAAAAGTCAAAAATAAAAGCATATTCTGACGTTGGGGAAGCCAAGGAAATTCTTCAAAGAAATTGGGAACTCATGTATTTGGATTCCTCTTCCATGTCTGCTTCTCAAATTGAAAAAATTGATTTTATTGTAGATAACTTCAAACCAAACTTAAATAAATTGGGTTTGATTCGTACAATGATAGACGCTGGCGTCGTAACCGACATTGATTTTGATAGGCTGTCCGTGTTGTTTAAAACTACACTTGTCGAGTAGAATTTTTTGGAATTTTTTCTCGCAGGAACATCTTTAAACAGACGATGGTTTATCTGATGAGTGCCGATGTTAGACTAGCGGACAACAACAACAGTATCCTCTATCGTATCACCAAAACAATAGAGTTATTTTAAGGAGATTGTGCATGTCCACGAGTTTACAGGACAAAACGCAAAATCAAGGGAAACATTTCACCTTTGATAAAACGTTTCAGGAAAAAATTGTTCAGGCCATGATTTCAGATAAAATCTGGGCTGCGCAATTTGCAGAAGTATTGGATGTTAGTTATTTTGAACATGCTTACCTGAAGCTGGTAGCAAGCAAGTATGTGGAATACCACAAAAAGTTCAAGGAGTTTCCATCAAACGAACTTCTGAGAACAATTCTGGTAGAGGAACTTAAGTCCGACAGGGATTCTATTTTAAGGCAGCAGATTTATTCCTTCCTTGTTATGATTGCAAGGAATGAAAATCTTGGCGACCTTCCATTTGTGAAGGACAGAGCCCTTGAGTTCTGCCGCAAGCAAGGGCTCCAGATGGCTCTAGAAAAATCTGTGGAGCTTATTGTAAGCGAGGACTATGACAGGGTAGCCACCGTCATCAAAGAGGCTCTAGCGGCCGGTATGACGACTGCGCCTGGCCTTTCCCTCGGTACTGACGTTGAGGCAAGGTACTCTGAGACGGCTAGAAATCCAATTAAGACAGGAATCCCAGAGCTTGACGCTAAGCAACTTCTAAATGGCGGACTTGGTGCCGGAGAAATTGGCACGGTCGTTGCTCTGTCCGGCGTAGGAAAATCACACATCCTAATCCAGTTTGGTGCAGAGGCAATAAAGAGAGGTAAAAATGTTGTTCACTATTCCTTTGAGCTTAGAGAAAGAGCTATGGGAGTTAGGTACGACAGCTATCTTTGCGACATTAATTCTCTTGAGTGCTCCGAGAACATTCAAAAAATAAAGGACCACTACAAGGAAAATGAAGAAACCTATGGCAAGTTAATTATCAAAGAGTTCCCGACGAGAACGGCAACCGTTCAGACTCTTAGAAATCACCTTGACAGACTTGCTCTAACTGGATTTAGACCAGATCTCGTTATCGTGGACTACTCTGGAATCATGCGTTCCACAGAAAAATATGAACTTCCAAGAATGGAACTTCAGAGAATATTCGAGGAACTCAGAGGTCTTGCCCAGGAACTCAACGTACCAATTTGGACAGCAACACAGTCAAACAAGGAAGGCAGCAAGCAAGACTTTATTGACATGACGAACATGGCAGAGTCCTATGGTCAGAGTCATGCTTGTGATGTAATTTTCGGCTTTCACAGAAAGCCCGAGATGAAGGCAACCGGATACGGAACTCTGTTTATTGCAAAAAACAGAGCAGGTAAGGACGGAATTCAATTTTACGTACACCTGGATACTTCCAAGTCCAAGCTTAAAATTATTTCGGAAATGGAACCAGAGCTTGCTGAGAATGCCACAAGCGGTAATAATGGCGGCGGCAATAATTTCTCATCCTCGCACGGAAACAACAATAGTAGTCAAAGCTCAAGTGCAATTTCTGCACTTAGAAAAATTTACAAAGAACAACAAAAAGAAAAATCCGAAAATAATCCTGTGAAGCTTGAAAGTTTAGCATGATATACCGCGAAAACAACTTAGAGAAAAACATGACAGATTACAATGAAGCACTAGAAAGATCAACGGAATACTTTGGTGGTGATGCTCTTGCGGCAGGAGTTTATGTTGACAAATATGCCCTTACCACACCCACGGGTGAAGTTTTGGAGCCTACTCCCGATGAAATGCACAAGAGGCTTGCAAAGGAATTTGCAAGGATAGAAAAAAAATATCCAAACCCTGTTTCTGAAGAGGTGATTTATTCTTATCTGAAAGACTTCAAGTATATTGTTCCACAAGGTTCCCCCATGGCAGGGATTGGAAACCCTTATCAGGTGATGACCTTAAGCAATTGCTACACGCTTGAACCCCCGTATGACTCCTACGGAGGAATTCTCAAGACCGACCAAGAGCAAGTTCAGTTGATGAAAAGAAGGGCTGGTGTTGGGTTTGATATTTCTAATATTCGACCGAAGGGTTTAATTACCAAAAATGCTGCCAAGTCCACGGATGGCATTGCCGTCTTCATGGAAAGATTTTCGAACTCGTGCAGAGAGGTCGCCCAAGGCTCTGGAAGAAGGGGCGCCCTAATGTTGACGATTTCTGTTCATCATCCAGAAATTGAAACCTTTATAAACATCAAGAGAGACCTTAAGAAAGTAACGGGTGCCAACATTTCTATTCGTCTTACGGACGAATTTATGAAAGCGGTCAAGGCAAATGACCAGGTTGAGTTAAGGTGGCCAACAAACTCCAAGACACCAGAAATATCCAAAAAGGTTTCCGCTAAACAGATTTGGGATCAAATAATTGATAGTGCCCATGCTTGCGCTGAACCAGGTTTGTTGTTTTGGGACACTGTTCTTAAAAATACTCCTAGCGATTGCTATGAGGAGTTTGCTAGCGTTGGTGTAAATCCATGTTCCGAAATAGTTCTGTCTAAGGATGATAGTTGCCGACTCATGCTCGTCAACACGTTGTCCTTTGTGGAAAATCCATTTACAGACAAGGCAACATTTGATGGAAAAAGTTATGGGAACACCGTAAGATTGGCGCAGCGTCTTATGGACGACATGATTGACCTAGAACTGGAGTGTATCGACAAAATTATAGAGAAGATAAAAAATGATCCAGAGCCAGAAAGCGTAAAGCGAATAGAAAGTGATCTCTGGAAGAGAATTCGTGTTTCTTGTGAGAGAGGTCGCAGAACTGGACTTGGCGTAACGGCTGTTGGAGATACCATTGCCGCACTTGGTCAAAGATATGGCTCGGCAGAGTCCATAGAGACTGTTCATAGCATATATGGCCTTTTAGCGCATAACGCCTATTGGGAAACTACATGCCTGGCAGAGCAACGTGGACCATTTCCGGCATACGACTACGAGAAAGAAAAAGATCACCCGTTTATCAACAAAATTGCTCAACACGATAAAGCTCTAAAGGAAAGACTAAAGAAATTTGGTCGTAGAAATATCGCCCTTACTACAACTGCACCGGCAGGAAGTGTGTCGATTCTGACAAGAACAACCTCCGGCATTGAACCAGCATTTGAGGTTGTCTACAAGCGTCGTAGAAAGATAATGTCAAGTGACAAAGATGTCCGTGTGGACTTTGTGGACGACTTGGGAGACAAGTGGCAAGAGTATGAGGTTTATCATCCTCAGTTCCAGAAATGGATGAAGATTACCGGGAAAACAAAGGTAGAGGAATCTCCTTACTGGAAGTCAAGAGCAAATGACGTAGACTGGAAAGCCTCGGTAAAATTGCAAGCTGCCGCTCAGGAATATATTTGTCATGCTATCTCCAAAACTTGCAATCTACCAAATACGGCCTCAAAGGAGCTTGTTGGTGACATTTATATGTCTGCCTGGGAATCTGGCTGCAAGGGATTCACGATTTATCGTGACGGCTCCAGGACTGGCGTTCTGGTTACGGAAAACTCTCAGACAATGGGAACAAAAGATGCAGAAAATAAATTTCTTGACCATCATGCTCCCAAAAGACCGAAAGAACTTGGATGTGACGTTATTCATACAACCGTTCAGGGTGAGAAGTGGACTTTCTTCGTTGGCCTCCACGAGGAAAGACCTTATGAAATAATGGGCGGCTTGTCAAAATACATCTCCATTCCAAAAAGAGCCAAGGTAGGAAAAATAGTAAAGCACAACGGCTTGGAGAATCCTGTTCCAAGATATGACTTCCACTATGACTTCGAAAAGTCTCCAGAGGATGAAACGGTTGTAAAGGACATTGCAGCAGTTTTTGATAACGCCACAAACGCAGCCTTTACCAGAACGATCTCTCTTGCCCTCAGGCATGGAACGCCCGTTCAGTATGTCGTGGAACAACTTGTAAAAGGTTCCGAGAAGGATGACGACCTGTTTTCTTTTTCAAGAGCCATGTCCAGGGTTCTGAAAGAGTATATCCAGGATGGGACAAAGGCATCAGAGAAGAAATGCCCCTCCTGTGGCTCTGGCAATCTCATTTATCAAGAAGGATGTGTCTCGTGCAAAAATTGCGGACACAGTAAATGTGGATAACCTCCAAAAATATAGAATTTGCAATAATTTCACAGGCTCCACTATTTTTTTTGGAGATTCTAAACAAGAACTTATTGATATCGCTCAAATAACCCAAAAAGCATGGGAACTAAAGCTTTATTCGCTTGCCCACAATAATAATTTTAAGTCAGAATACAGATTAGATGAAATTTATTATGTTTTAGAGGAAAATAATTTTAGTTTCCACTTGCAAAATACAAAAACTGGTATAAAATTTTGGGTTGGCGGTTGGTTTTCAAAACCATGCCTACGGTTAATTCCTATTCCGTAGCAATATTTTGATATTCGGTTAATATTTTTCCTGCCATACTTAGGGGCATGACAGGGAAGAAGACATTAACAAAAAAGAAAAGGTCGGCCTGGACAAAGAGAATTATCTCTTCTGAAGTTTCTTCCTTGGTTCCAATCTCTGCAAAACTGAATAAAATCAATAGCCTGTCTGCTGACAAATACATGGAAAGATTCCATAAGGCAGCAAAAAGACATGGATTTAGGGCAAGACTTCTTGATAGTGGCAGAGTTGTGTATTATCTTGGCAAGGGTCCAGCCAAGGTAGCTATAATTTCTGGAATCCATGGGGAGGAACGCTCCGGCCCTGTGGCTCTCCTTGCGTGGCTTGAGTCTACCAAAAGAAGAAATCTTATTCCAAAAAATGTGTCTCTTCTTGTGTGTCCAATTATCGGACATGAAGCTTGGAACAACAAAAGAAGATTTGAATCTGGTAGGATGAACCTTAACTGTGTATGGAACAAGGAGAGGGCTCCAAAGTACATCCACGAACTTAAAAACGAACTAGAGAACTTTCAACCCCAGATTTTTGTAGACATCCATGAGGACTCTACAATCAAGGATAAGGAACCATATCTCTTTAGAAACAAGAAGGTAAAGGGCTTGGTAAAATCTCTCCAGATTGCCCTAGGGGTGCCAAGGAAAAAAGGGTTGTGGCAATATCCTGAGTACAAAGGGACATCCGAGACTTTTGCTTGTGAGCTTGGGTGTGGGGAAACCACAACTCTAGAAACTCCTCAGACAAAATCCCTGAGGTCTAGGGTAGGCTTTGACCTCGCGGCAATTAAGTGGATTTTAAAACATACTTAGTAACGATATGTCTAGAAATTTATCATTATTACCGTTCCTTTACCCGGAAAAATATCCAAATTCTTTAAATGAGGGCTTATTGGATATGTTTTTTGGAAAAGGCAAAGAGCCAAACTGGGACGCGATGCCTACCGAGCAGCTTAAAACTGAAATAATGAAACGTGTCACCCCATTAATTTTAAACTTCGAAAAACAAATGAGTGCTTTGGGATTTACTGAAAAAGATTACGCCACTTTTTCAAACGCGCTAAATTCTTTTTTTGCCGCAGGGAGGGCGATGGGAGACAAAGTACAAGATT